TCGGGTCATATCCTTTTTCGCCAATTCAAGTTCAGCTTTCAATCTGGCATCCTCTTTAAGTGCCTTTCTCACTTCCCGGTAATACTCCCGCAATTCCTCCGCCGTGATTGGCTTGACTTTATTGCATCTGGTACAAATATTTTCACACCAAGTGGGGCCCGGGCAAAATTCGCACTGTTCCCGGTCATTGGTGATTTCAAGTAAGCGGTTTAGTTCCATTGCGTTCATTCTTCCTTTCCAGTGCCTCGTACCAGCTCTCATGCACTTTGATTCCATGCTCACGTAGGGCGGCGATAAACCGTTCTAACAGTATGCCGTCGCTGCCTGGAGTTACGAGGTTCCCCCAGTGTTCTTGCGGCGGGTCTTTCCGACAACCGTTCTTAATTTCAAACACGAGGAACAGCTCAAAAAGACCGGAACAAATGAGTTTGTCGGGGTAGAGTGTTTGCAGAAGGCTACACCACTCGCTGTACTCAACACTCGTAACCTCTTTAGCCGCAATGAACTTGAGGCTCGCCTCGGTAAACTCGTAGTAGATATATCCACGGTGGTTTTCTGCCTCGCAAATTAAAGCTTTATTTTTGGGGTTGTAATTCATTTCAATCATTGCTGTTCTTCTCCACTCCGCGCCACTGAAAATGGCATATTTCGCAATCTCCCGGCCCCAGGCAAATCTCGCACGGATCCGCGCTAAATATCACGAGTCTCTGCATATCGTTAACAGCTACTTCCACCTCTGAGTGCAGTTTGCTATTTTGAGATTTTAGATAGGCATTCTCCCTAAGTGCTTTCACCGCTATATGGCAGGCGGCAACAAAATCCATTGCTTCTTTGCTGTGTTCGGTGCCGTCAGCCAAGGCCGACTTCACGAATCTACACTCTGATTCTAATGTTTTTATCGCTTCTCGTTTGGTCATCGTTGTTGATCTCCTTTCATTTTTCCGGATAAACGATCCTCTGCCCGCACTCCGGGCATCTCTCCGGCCTCCTACTCGTCTCAGCCCCCCCTAGTTGGGCAGAGCAGTATGGGCAGGTATATACGACCGTGTGATATAACGTGTATTGCTCAATCGCCTGTTCCAGCGGTTTGCTCTTTCGTATTTTTCGCATCGGATTGCCTCCGCTCGTTGATTTTCTGCTCAATCAATTCGTAGCTCACCATTTCGCTCCGCAGTAAGCATAGGCATTTTACTGAGGAGAGAAGGAGGTTGGACAGGTCTGCCGTATCGGCTGTTTGAATAATCTGTGTCAGGACACAACCGGAAGCTTTCACCGCTTCCAACTGCGCGCGCATGGTCTCCAATCGTTGTTGCTCCCTGTGATGCGCCTCCCGGTACGCCCGACAACATTGCTTCTTCTCCCGCTGCGCCTGTTCCTTTGGGATCCGTCTGCTGTAATAGTCCTGGTACAGCCTGCGCAGACAGAGATATGCATACTGCTCCGGCTGCCCAAGGCCGTCAGGCAGAGGCTCGTTGTGCATCGCGCACCGCTCAATTTCCTGCAACTCCATGACACACCTCACAGTATCTCCTCAAAGTCGTCCCGGCTACCTGGGGCGGTTTTCTCTTTCAGCCAGCCGTATTCCTTTACACCGTTTTCGAATCCTTTTTTGCTCGTAATCCGTTTTGATTTCCGACTAAAGTACAGCTCGACTTCCTGCCCCTTGCGGGTGATCCGCCCGGTCAGGCGGTTTTTCAGAACGGACAGTTTGCTGTCGCAATCCTCCGGGTTATCCTCATGCTTGTCTGCGTTGCTGGAATACGTCAGCACCACATCCGCCCGGTTCGTGATATCTGAACTGCCGGATACATCATCGTTCTCCAGCTGCTCCCGTGTCTTCTTCGGATGGGCGACCAGCAGGATCACCACATCATGCCGCACCGCGATCTGCTTGAGCTTTTTGACAAACGCGGATTGCGCCCGGTACAGGTCGTCTTTTGTCTCCACGTCCATAGCCGTCATCAGGTTATCGATGCAGATGAATTTCACCCCGTACCGCCGAATCGTGTGTTCAATCGTCTCTGTCAGGCTCTCCAATTCCTCGCCGTCCACGGCGTTGTTGTCGTAGAGATATGCCCGATCCTGATACCAGAGGCCAATCCGTTCTGACACGCCTGGAGCCAGAGAGTAAACAGGCTCGTCGAACATATTGCGGCTTTCGGCGATATGATCGGGTCCTGCCAGCTGGAGATCAATCCAGCGGCGAAAATGGTAGTCCGGCAGCTCGCCGCTGTAGGCCAGCACAGAGTAGCCTTGGTCAAGCGCCTCTGCCATAAGCTGCCCCATGAAGGTGGATTTGCCTTCGCCCCTCCGGCCGGTGAGCAGGATCACCTGACCAAAGTAGAAGCCGCCGATGATGCGGTCAAGCTCAGGAATCCCGGAGAAGATTCGCGGCAGGCTGTAGATATCCACGCTCTCCACGTCGGAGAGCCGTTTGACATTGCTCACAGGCGGCACTTCCGCATTTTCCACGGCGGTAAGGATTGCCTGCTTCCCATACTTACGAAAAATATCGTTTGCATCCTTCTCGCCGAGATAGTCCTCCATGCAGACCGCCTTGACGGTGTTCGGCAGCCGCCGCTGCAAGGTGTCCAGCAGTGTGACCTTCCCGTGCTCGCAGTCGCCGAAAACGACAATCTCTTTGAACTGCACGATCCAATCCCACACGTTTTCCAGGAACGTGAAGCCATTGCAGCCGTTCGGGACGGAGACCGCATTGGGAACCCCGCACTCTGCAAGCGTCAGGCTGTCAATCTGGCCTTCGGTGATAACCAGGCGGTCAAAGCCTACGCATTGCGTCATGCCGAAAAGGATCGGCTTTGCGTCTTTTTCACACCACTCCTTGTTGCCTTTGCCGTTGAATCTCGTGTTGCGGTATTTGACATAAGCCAGAACGTTGTGCTCGTCGTAAAACGGGAAGACCAGGATGTCCGGCCGGTCCCTACGGGTGGTGATACGGTATCGCTCTACAATTGCCCGGCCAATGCCGCGGAACTGAAGATATGTAACCGCGCCTTCCCGGACGGGGATCGGGCGCTGGGGCAACTCCCGGTACACTTTCGGGCGGGTGGTGTCGCCAAAATCCAGATGGTAGTGAAAATCCCGGGCCAACTCCACGAAATGCCCGGCCTTCCCACATCCGCTGCGAAAGCATTTGAAGGCCCCGCTGGTGAGATTGACGGAGAAGGTGTTCTTATCCCTGCTTTCCCCACCTCGGCAGTATGGGCAGTAGGTGAAGAAAAGCTCCCCGCTTTTTTCGTGGACGTCGGCGTCCAGGACGCGGGCCAGGTCATACACGTCCGATGGTTTCAGCTCGTAGCCCATCATTCCCGCATCCTTTCAAAAATCGATTTTTCTCCGGTCGGGCGCTCCGGCGTTTTTGCGCCGGACGCGCGCGCGTTTTCTTTCTTCTCTTCTTTATATTCTTCTATATTCTTACTTTGTTGCCCTTTGCCTGCCCCTTGCCTGCCCGGTTGCGTGCCCTTTGCTTGCCCTTTTGCCTGCCCTCTGGTCTGGTAGGCATCGTAGTTTGTGACCGTAAATACAGTAAATCTTGGATATGCCGTCCTTGCCACTTCGCCTGTCCGTTCTAAGTGTTGTATCCCTGTCCGAATTTGCTTAATTGTAAAATGTAATTCCTCGGATAGTTTGGTATATGAGGAAACACGGGAACCGCGTTTGATAACAATTCCTTTCCAATCCTCATCGTAGGCGTTGACGGTCAGGAGCAGATGCAGGAACAGACATTTGGTGACGGTATCGTCGTACCATTCCCAGTCGAGGAGCGAGCGGTAAAGCTTGATATATCCATTTTTCAGCATCACAGTTCGCCCCTCTCCAGAATCGTTTTGAGTTCATAGCGCAGGATCCTGCCGATCAGTTCCCCGGAGGTCTCACTCCGGCAAAAGACAGGAACAAGGTTATACCGACCGCTCCAGGCCAGCAGGGACGCGGTAAGCGCGGCAGGGTTCATCCGACTGCGGTAGGCGCCGCTGAGCGCCTTTTCCCAGTTCGCGTTTTCTACTAGCAGGTAGACCTTGGCCCCATCCTCTCTGGCCCGGATGAATTCCCGCTCAAACCGGGCTCGACTGCGTGTAAAGCAGGCACAGAGCTCGTCAAGGTTCATCTTGCGCTCAATACAGATTTTTCCTGCCGCGCTAATGGGCTCTCCCACTGGGTTTACAAACCGGCATGAGTAGTCCCCATAGTCGAGCTTGCAGCGCTCATATGGATACTGTATTGCCTTCAGGCGGCGCCGCAGGGCAGGGGTATCCTGCTCCCGCGTATCCACCAGCACCACCATGCTCTCCATCATCCGTTCAATCTCAAAATGGTTGTATTCCGCCATCGCGCTCAGAACGGGAGGTCGTCATCATCGTCCAGCGCCTCGAAATCCTTAGGGCCGGTTGTTTCAAAAGGCGTTGACGCCGGTCTGTCCTGACACGGCTTATCCTTCGGCGTTTTAAACTTTCCACTGCGGATATCATCCGCCGGGATAAGCGAGCAGCATTTTGTGGTCCAGCCAGTCCGTCCGTTCATCTCCCACTCCTCGTTGCGGAACAACGCGCCTACCAACAGACCTTTGAGCTTGTTCTCGTCCCAGTCAAAGCGGAAACCCTTATTGCTGTCTTCAAAGGCAAACATAGCGTTGTTAAAGGCGTTTTTCGCCCATGCATCCTTATCGCTGCCATCGTCTGCGGGGATGCGCAGGCGGTAGGTTCCCCGCCACTTCTTGTCTTCATACGTCTGGCCCCTGTAGTCGTCTCGGAAGAAGCCTTTTTTGTCGCCCTCTTCCACATCGAAGCTCAGGAGCAGGATATCCCCCCAGTCGTTATGCACGGGCTTTACGTCCATGATTTTGACCACATAGCCGCCCGCGGGCAGCTGCTCCCTGACATAGCTCCGTTTCGGTTCGTATCCGCTGAATGCTTTCATCGTATGTACTCCTCCTGTTATTTTTCAGTATTTAAATCCCAATATTCCCGGATGGTGCCGTCCACCATCTTCAGGTCGTTGTCGATTTCCAGAAGATTGAACATATCTTTAGGAGATTTCGCCGTTGTATACCCATCGGTTTGGGTTTCAAAGTGATATCGATGCCCGTCTGACCTGCAATACAGGACGACGGAGAACAGGCCCTCAACGGTGAGTTGGTTATCGAGCATTTTACCTACAGTCTTGGCCTTGATTTTGCCGCTGTCTGTGATTTCGCTGTGATGCAGCAGGTAAACGATCGTATCATCTGGCAAAGACCGAGAGATGTAGTCAATCATGGAACGGAAGCGCACGGCGATATCCGTAAACTTCCCATAGCCAGTTTCCTTCGCGCGGTCAAAGAGTTCAAAGGCCATCAGGTACTGGCTGTCATCGATGGCATACCGCTTGTATTGCTTTTGCTTGAGTGCGGCGCCGATAGATTCATAGGTCGCGTTTTTGACAGTATCGAGTTTTTTGCGGAATGACAGGGGCTTGTTGGCCACGCTGAAGACCAGGATTTCCCCCGGTTCAAAATTGCGCAGACTGGTTGTTTTTCCGCTGCCAGATTCACCGATGATTAGGATAGGGATTCCCATTATGTGTCCACCTCCTGAATAGCCAGCGGGCAGTCGTCGCCCCGCCGGGTCTCATAAATCTCATTGAGCGGTTCATAGGTCTTGACGCAGATAACGCGAGTATTTCCGCGGAAGGTTTTCCGCTTGCAAAAGGGACACCACTGGCAAGCGAGATCCCCATTGGGGAAATGGACTTCCACGGTTTCCGTGCCGGTTATGTAAAAGTCAACTCTGCAGTCAGGAATCATGCGGATCGCCCTCCCTCCGGATCCAGTTGCCCGAGAAATACCAATCCACAAGGGCTGTCAGGAACTCCGGCGTTTCCGGGGTATCCTGCATCCGGCCGATCCCGCAACGTACCATTGCATAAGCCGGCGCGTTTTCTGCGGAGACGCGCTTTCCGCGCTCCGGGCCAATCCCTTCGTAATACATAGTTTTCTCCCTCCTTCCAGAGCTCCATCGCGAGTTCGTCCCGTTCGGCAAAGGTCATATTTTATATGCCTCCTTGACTTCCAGCGCCCCCAATGCTACACTGTAGCTGTAAGGATCGCCTTATTTTGTTCGGGTTTTCTTACGTGCCGCTTCTGACAATTGCCGTGTCAGGGGCGGCGTTCTTTATTTCTGCCTCCAGTATCCCGCACTCGTCTGCACGATGAAACCGGTTTGCGAAATCAAGGATCGCGTTCCGGGCCTTGATGTACTCTGGGTCATCGCAGTCCAAAGCACACAAATGGTACGCAAGCTGCCGCGCTATACGGACGTCCACTTTAACGCCCAGACTCCCGCACCATAGCGGCCAACAGGCGTAATCGATGTTAGCTCCGCACAGATTGGCTCTGTGCAGGTCGGCTCCGCACAGGTCAGCTTCGCACAGATTGGCTCTGTGCAGGTCGGCTCCGCGCAGATTGGCTCCGCACAGGTCAGCTTCGCACAGATTGGCTCTGTGCAGATCGGCTCCGCGCAGGTTAAAATCTAATAACCTGTCCATCTCCCCACTTGCGATCAGGTTTATGGCCTCTTCCCGGTCAAACTTTTTCTTTTCCATGATGATTCTTCCTTTCTCCTCCGTTTTATCTTTTTGGTCACCCTACTCTCCCACTCCACCAGCTTCTCCTCCCGCCAGCACGCTATTGCTACCAGCGCGATAGCGGCAAAGCCTAGGGCAGCTTCTAGCCAGATGGGCATCAATCCTCCTCCTCAGGTGCGGTGATCACGCAACCTCTGTATTCAACCTCTAACATTTCTTTTCTGCGCATCTGTACGAGGCTATCCATCAGATCGTCCCAATTAAATGCAATCCGCTCGGGCGCCCAACTTTCAAGCGTCCTCAGGCATTCAAATGCATCTGAGATCGCGTCACAGGTGTAAGATAGCGGGTAATCGCCGTTGGTGATTGTTACTTTATATTGTTTCATAGGTGTTCTCCTCTTTCACTGTCAATTCAGGTGTGTAGCTTTTTGGTTTTGGCGGTTTGCTGTAAGGGTATTCATTACACGGGCGGTTTCATACACGCCACCATTTGGCCATGTTTATAACGTTTCACGTCAACACCTCAACGCCCTTCCGCGCCGAAAAATCTCCCGCTCGCGGTTGCCGTAGTATAACGCTCTTGCGTCAAGCTCTTCCTGTGAGGTATGTACGACCGGTGGAAGATGCTCCCGCCATGCGGATTTTCGTTCCATTTCTCGTAAAACGCGCTGATTATCTTCTTCCTTTTGACGTTGCGCTTCCTCATAAGCACGACGTTCCGCTTCCCTGATTGCTTCCCAATGCCTTCGGCATAGTCCACGACGATAAACGACATTGGGGCAATTCGGTTCGCTGCATTTCCCTTTCAAATTGCATCTCTCCTTTCAATTGATTCGCAGATGATCCGGCGTAAATAGTCAACCTCCTTTTCCAAGTCTCGGATCCTTTCGCTGTCAGTTGACTTAATGCCGAAATACTCCATCACCCGCGTTTTTTCAAACATCCATTTCCCGCCCATCTTTTTTGCGGGAACTTCTCCTTTCGCTGCCAGTCTTTTCAGCGTTTCTTCTGCTGTGTCAAACACAATGGATGCGGTATGTAGACCGAACAACAACGGGACGGTATT